TCCATATTCACTTTTAGTTATTACTATTAATGTATTATGTACCCTCGTAGTACGTATAAGGGTAATATGTACCCTTTTTTATACATATTGGTCTATATCTGTTAAGTTTATCGCTTAATCTTTACAGATGTTAGTTTTTAAAATTCCAACGTGCTTTAGTCTTTCTTATATCGTAATGTGTAAATGTGTTGTATCTGCCTAATCCACCTTGTAACATATCTCCATTATCAATCATTTGTTCTATTAAGTGTGCAACATCATCTGGTGTCATATCCTTAATAGTAATATCAGAAGCTTTACCTAAAATATGTTGACTTGTTTTAACACCTCTAGCTTTAGTATTGTATTCTGGACACCTATAACCACTATTAACAGTTATAGATTTACCTACAATGTTTCTTAATGCTTGTAATTGGTTAGCTACTTTCTGTACGTTATTAAGTACTTCTTTAGGCATATCACAACCACAACTGCAATCAAATTCTGACCTACTAAAGTTCTTTGTTAGTTTCATTTCTTATTTTTATTCATTAAATACCATTTCTGAATAGTGTAACCTATTACAACTATAGTCAAAACTATCTTTAAGCCTATTTCTATTTCAGAGAAATTAGCTATCATTGCCAATCCATTTAATCCGTATATTTTCAAGTCAATTAATTTCATATTTTATTTTATAAGTATAAGTTCCCATTGACTTCTTGTGTCTGTTTCGTCAGCCTGTGTAGTTGTAACGCTATCATCTATTGAATTGTAAATATATCTATTTGTCGTATGGTATTTTATTCTGTAAAAATCGTTATATTTTTCTAAAACAAATACTTTATCACTTGAATCAGTAGGCTCTTTTACATTTGTGGTTAAAACTTCGTTACTTCCGTTTCTTCGTAAAACCCCTGAAACCTCACTATTTATATTAACAAAGTCACCTGTATTAACAAAACTATATTTCGTACTGTCTTCATCCCCTAAATCCGTTAAAACCACAGGTGTATTACTTGAACCTGCATCTGTTATATATTTCCCTGTATTTACATTTTTTATATTGTATAATATAGGACATTCTAACTGAAAATAAGGTACTGATAATTTATTCAACGGATACCCCCACCAACTCTTGCAATATATTTTTCCCCAACTCATAATTTATCTTTAAATACTTGTTAATGCTACCCTTTTCCAAACATTATCATCAACACATACGTATATGTAATCAGCAGTAAAACGTATCTCTCCTTTATATGCACCGTCTATTTGATTTGTTTCAATAGGGTCATCATTCAAATTTTTTAATTTAAAAGAACGAGCATCAACGTATCCTCCTACTGTAATATTCTTTTCAAATACATTTAAATCCCCTGTAGTAGTTATTTCTCCTTCAACATATAGTGCTGCAACTGCATCAGGTACTTCTTCAGGGTTACCTATAACAACTTGTCTTTTAGTAGAACCAAATTCTCTACCTTGAATACGCATAACCTCCTCTGCAGCTGTATTGTAACCTGCAGAAACCTTAAAAGTAATTTTACTTCTATCACCTGAAGGTCTAGTTGTTTCGAGTATTAAATTATCGTTTTGATTATCAAATTCAATTTTACCTCTTTTTTTATATTCATCCGTATTCCCTTGCCAAAAATCTATACTACATTTATTATTTCCTTTACTTTCTAATCTAATTGCCTCTCCATTACTTTTTACGTGCAAAGGTGCTAACGGTGCTTTTTGCTTTATACCTACAAATCCATCGCTCTGTCTTATGTTTAAGTTATTAGTAGAATTACCTAATGTTCCACCTATACCAATGTTTCCATCTCTTGTCTGTATATAAGCATCTTGTCCGTAATTCCCTTGAAGTCCCATATCATTATGAAATCTAATATGCGAACCATCCTGTTGCGCTTGTAAAACTAAACCTGCATTAACGTAACTTGAACCTACTCTAACTTTGGATGCATCTAAAGTCCCTTTAATTTCAGAATTACCTATAACCTCAATTCCTTTTTCTACTCTACCGAGTTTTAAAGCACTATCATTACCCCTACCGTCCTCTAATATACTTCTATCTTCAGTTGATTCACCTAAAACGTTTTCGTCTGATGTTTTTATAATACCTGCAAAGGTGTCTTTTATTTTTTTATTTATTAAATCGCCCATTTTTATTTTTTTTATTTATTTAATTACAATATAAAACTATCTCGTTATAATTATTTTCTGTTTTGTCTTATGCTATTTTTCTTAACTCTTTTACTTTTACCCAAACTTTCATATTAGAATTTATTTGATTGGTAATCTACACCTGCAAAAGAATGAAAACCTTGACCTTCTGTTATTTCTCTATCTACTGAATAAGATTTCCAACCATAAGGATGGTCTATTTCTCCATTTTCATCTTCTTCTAAACCATTCCAAAGAACATCTACGTGATATTTATCAGATAATACAGGAGCAGTAACTTCATTACCCTCTTCATCGTACTCTCCTTGTTCTAAAACGATAAAACCCAACTCAACAATGGTGTGGGTATGTAAAGCTATTAACTCTAATTCTCCATCATCATTTTCAACTTCTACTTTTAAAGCATCAATCTTATCTTGTGCTTGTTCTTGAGAATTAAACCTGTATTTTGATATTTTAATCATCTTGTTATTTTGTTAAATCAATTAATTCTGTTGAACTTAATGCTACATCAAAATACATAAACTGTCTAATACTTCCATAAAAAGGATAATTTCCACCAACTCCTGAAAACCTTAATATTCTTAAAGTATCAGCACCAAATACTGAACCTACTGCATCTGTATCAACTTCTACCCCATTAATAAATAAGCTAAAATCATTTTCTTTGTATTTTAAGGCTATCTTGTTAAATTTACCAATATCTTCAGTTTGACCTCCTAAAACAGCTTGGTATCCATTATTATATACACTTGCTATTAAAGAGTTATTTGTATTATAACCCAATATAATTCTGTTATCTAAATAACCACTTGATAACGTAATTATTTTTTTTATGCCATCTAATGCTGATGGTTTCATTTCAAAATATAAAACACCCTCTAAACCATTGTACATATCATCATCTACTGAATTACCATACGCATCGATATAAGGAATACCACCTAAAATTTGCCAATAGTTAGGTTGGAAATTTCTTACATTATCTACTGAACGAGTTTCTATGTTTCCGTTGGTTGGGATGTAACTTGTTGGATATGAACCTTGTTCTAATTGAAAACCAAAAACTTTAAATTCTCCAGTAGTTAAAGCTTTAATTCTATTTATATAACCACCAGTTCCAGACGTAAATGTAATTGAACACCTATACCAACCATTACCATAATATACAATACTACTATCTAAATATTTAGAACCACTTGTGTAAGTTATTGTTCCAGTAGTTAAATTAAAACCGACAGAAGCAATTGAGCCAGTAGATATATGACTAATTTCTACAACATCATTACTTCCATATTTTAAGAAAATAGAAAAAGTAGTTATAACACTCGCCCCAATATTTCTATATGAATCTATAATGTTTCCACTATTTGCATTTATTCCAATAGCATTGTTTGTTCCATCTGGAGAAATTCCATCATTATCAGTTATAAGATTAACATTATTATATTCTATGGCAGAAGATGATTGACTATAATTAAAATGATTAGTCCTACTAGCCTCCAAAAGTAAACTCGGGCATCCACTTACAACACCATCTATTAAATCATAGTTTAATCTTGGTACATTTGCATCAACTGTTTCTATTAGTCCATCTTTGTTTACTCTTGAAGCTTGTGTAGTTCTTGAAAATGGAAAATCTCCTACACCATCTGAAGGTAGTACTGAATACACTTTATTTGCTTGGTATCCACTTGGTATTAAAGCTAAACTCGGTTTTGTTACCATATTAATTAAATTCTCTTGTTTCCTGTGCTATTTTTGTTTTTATTTACCTTTTTATAAAAAGCATCTAGCTTTATAATGTTAACCTTTTTTACTTTATATGTTCGTTTTTTTTGTTTCATTACAATACCCAACTAGAAAAATTATCTGTATCTTTATCTGGGTACATATCTCCATTCTGATTGTTAGTGTATTCTGGGAATTTATTACTATTAAAGCAAATGTAGTCTAAGAACCTTCTAGTATAAAACTCAGCTCTATCATTAATCCTACTCATCATCCTATCAATATCATTGTAATTAACAACATCAGACTCTTCTCCTCTATGCTTTGCAACACCTCCATTATCTATCTTAAACATAGAAAAAGGAAAATACTCTGCTTGTGTAAACCAAATTAACATAGGTTTTATATAAGTGTCTCTAAGGCTCTTATAATCAGAATTAGCAGGTAAGTCTATATCTCCAGATATAATTAATGATTGCATCTTATCGTAAAGCTTACCACCTAGATAGTTTTGGATATGCATATCTTGTGCTACTTCTATAAAATGAATTATCTTGTCAGCATCTGTGTTACCACTTATAATTGACTTAGCCTTTAAGTCTTGTACTGTTATAAAAAGTGCTTTCATTATTGTCCTATTAATTTTCTTATTCTACTTAATATATTTGGGTAAGCACCATTGTCTGGTCTATCTATCATTCTCTCTCCCATTTCTGACGGATTAGATGGTTCTTTTAACCCTTTCTCATAAGCATTATCAGAGTCTACCTTTCTACCACTAGACTTCTTATAAACTTGTAATTCCCAATAATGATGACAATTTTTTCCTCCTTTATATTTTAGTAAACTATAATTACGTTTATTATGACCTAAATCTTTATTAACCCCTCTAAAAGACATCATATTAATATCTTCCTTTCTAAACACTATCTTTCTATCAGTAAGTACCTCCATTTTTTTACAGAAGTTTCTACTATTAGGAGACTTTCTTACTGGCATATAAGCATACCTAACTTTATATACATCATTGTCTTCTTTTGATGATTTATCAGAATACTTGATTTCAGCCATTTTAACAGACTCTTTTTCCTCTTCATATACTTCACTATGGATAAGTTCCCAATCATCGCTTAAAACCTCCCCTAAGCCTTCTAATTGGTCTATCATATCATCTCCTTCATCATCTGAAAAGTCATCACTAGATTCTGCTGATAATTTCTCTCCAGTTTCTTCTTCTCTTCTAATTTTAGTTGATATGTTGTCTAACTCTGTAAATTCAATAGGTTGTAATGTTACAAAGTATAGGTCTTGGTATATCTTGTTAAACTCTAATAATTCTGTTAATCCGTATATAATACCATCTTGTAATGGTCTAATAATAACGTTATCCATTAGTACTGATGCTGTACGTAATTCTTCTGCATTGTTACCAAAACCAGTATTGTCTTTTATACCTAATAATATTGGAGATACAATTCCGTGTCCTAACATTATCTTTTCTCTAGCTTCATCAGATAAGAATTGATATTGTGCGTGTGCATCTGGTAAATGTATTGCTTCTATATCAGCTTTAGTCTCTGCTGATTCGTTGAATGCTATAATTGCCTTCCCACTATTAGAACTCCCACTAAACTTATCATTTATCTTACTCTCTATAATAGTTTGTGTTTCCTCATTTGGAATACCATTATTAAAGTTTACAAATAAGCTAGGCTGTAATCCGTTTTCTATATTTGATATATGATAGTTAGATACCTCTGACTCTAATTGTGCATATTGTAAACAAGCTTGATAATCTACTGTAGCGTAATAATAAAAACCACTTCTATAAGGTTTAAATACATAAAGCTCGTTTACTTGAGATTTAGTACCATTGCCAAATGTAGGTATTCTTTTAGGATTATCTGAGTTCTTACAATCTTTCCAACTTGGATGGTAGTAGTATGCTTTTATCTTTCCGTTAGTAGCTTTCTCTGCTCTTAACGTCTCCATAGGAAAGTGAGATATTTTTAGTATTTTTGTCTTAGCTTTGTTGTATGTTAATTGCATAGCACCTTGACCTAATAACTTGTAATCATTAACAAGTCTTTTAACTTCTCTAGGTCTAAGTAACTTTTTCATTTTAATATAGTCCTCTGGAAATAAATCAGAATTAGTAGACTCTAATCCTCTACCATACACCATATCAACAATACCATTAACACACCTACCATTAGTAGGACTATCTAAGTATCTTTCTATTAGTTTATCAAAATAATCATTATTCATACCAAAAGTAACCCACTCTTTATTGTGAACTTCTTTTATCTCTGGTATCTCGTAAGAGGACATATTAACAATTCTAATACTATCCTTATATTCTTTTTTCTTACTCATTATATTATGTATGTATTATCGTCTACTGAATCGTAAGTCTTATACAGTTTTCCATTACCTATTTTATGTTTCTCATCTAAATCCCCACCAAAAGAAGCCATAGCTTCAGAAAATGTAGCATCATATCCACTCCAAATAAAGTCTTTTTCGTATTGTTGGAAAGTGCTATAAACTTTATCCCTATACCATAAACTACCACTCTTAGTTATTTCTAAGTAATAAGTAGAATCTTCCTCTAAAATAGTAGAAGAAAAACCTAGCTCTACAAAGTTATCTGTAACACTAGACTTTATGTCTGTTATAACTTCAGTAAGACTATCTCCATCTCTTCTTAGATTTATAGATATAGTTCCGTCAGTATTATTCTCTCTAGGCATAATACTTATTGTCTGAAATGTTGTGTTTGGTAATAAAACTATCATACTATGATAACTAAAAAATATTATTTTGTTTTTATTTAATAAAAAACCCCACCAAAAAGGCAGGGTCAATTAATTATGAATATCAATTAAAAACTATGGAGTAACTAAAAATCCAGCACCACCAATATCTCCATCACTTATAAAGTTAGCTGGAGCTTTCTCCATTCCAGTAAAACTTAAAGTGTATCCACTCATATCAGCCATTGCACCACCAGTAACAACTGTACCACCAGTAACATCACAACCAAATTCTAATCCAGATAAGAATACGTTTCCGTTATTATCTTCTATTAAAATATGTGGTCTACCAAAAGACAATAGTTTAATTGCTTTATGGTCTTCTTTAGTTAATTTTTTAAGTGTCAACTCTAACACTTGCTCAAAAGCAGTTGTTCCATTCTCTCTACTAGATTGAATGTTCTCCGTATAAGTAGAAGCACCTCTTATTTCGTATTTGTATGCTGGTACATCTGCAGAACCTATATCTGTAATTGTAGTGCCATCAGCATCGTAAACAACATTAGCTACATCAAAATCCCCAAAGTCTACAAAGTAAACAGCTTTTAAACCACCTACTGAATCTTTACAAGGTTCTTCTCTACCTGTTGTAATAAAATCACAAGCCATATTATTATATTTTTATTAGTTATTAAAAAAGGGCAGATGGAAACCACCCACCCTTTTTATATTAATTTAAGTGCTAATTCTTAGTTAGCTGAATTTGTAATTCCGTAAGTTACAATATCTTCGATTACACCATACTGAACACCAGCAGTAAATCTCATAATAACTCTTACATTTTGCGAACCATCTAGGTCAGCCATATCTAAGATTTTTACTTCTTGGTGGTCTGATAAAAGTCCCGTACCGAAGTGTAAATTATCTTTAGTAGTAGCAACCATTGTGTTATCAGCTAAACCATTAGCCATAAATATTTTTACACCATCAAAGTATAAGATATTAATGTCTTGGTTGTTACCTTGTCCGTTAACACCATTTGCTCCTTGTCCTCCAGATTGGAATCCACCTAAACTTCTTTTGTATGCTCTAAATACATTTTGAGATACATAGATGTATAAGTCTTCTCTTCCGTATAATGCAGAAGGAATTGCATCAGCAACTTTTCCTAATTCATCAATTACGTTAGCAGCAGTAATAGTAGTTCCAGCAATTTCTTGTCCTGCTGGTAAATCAGCATCAACAGCTAATAAAGAAGCGAATCCATCAAATTCTCCTTCGTTTGCATCATCTCCACCCCAAATGTTTTGCTCATTCTTTTGTGCAACTTTTCCAGCTACATAAGAAATTAAATAAGCTTGGAATGATGGAGGTAAGTTATCAAATGCAGAATATCCCATTTGGATTGCTTCCCAATCAGAACGGAAATCTTTTTTACATAACTCTAAGTTTACTTGTAGCTCTTTAGGCTCTAAGATTCTCTCAGTTAATGTTAATGTTGAAGTGTCAGCGAAATCACAAGTACCATCTTTTACGATACCATCTAATTCCAATCTTTTAACAACTTCTTTGAATTTTACGTTAGGTCTTACTGTTAATCCACCATTTGCGATAGTGTTTCCAGCTAATAAAGCTGCTGAGATGTATTCTCCTGCTGCCTGTCCTGCGTAAGTTGTAGTAATGCTTGTAGTAGTAGCCATTTTTCTTAATTTTAGTTAAATAACATTCTATTCACTCTTTCTTGAGTTGACATAGATTTGTTTGGTTTTGATAATAAATTTTTCTTTACTTCGATTGAATTCTCTGGAGAATGTACTACTTCTTCTACCTCCTCAGATAATTCAACTTCTTCTTGTTTTGATAACTCCTCTGGAACTTCTTTTACTTCTCCCATTGGTTTATCTTCGATTAATGCGTTAATCATAGAAAGTATCTCTGCTTTTAATGCTGATAAATCTTCAGATGTAGCATACTCCATAGAAACTTCGTCTTCAACGATTTCTTCTTTAGGTGCTTCTACAACCTCTTCTTCAGCAAGTACAGTCTCTTCTACTTCCTCCTTAACCTCTTCTGTAGATAATTCTACTGAATCTTCAATTACAACGTCTTCAACTTTAACCTCTTCTTTAGATAGGTTTAAAAGCTCTTTAACGTTATCAAGGATTTCTGTTGCTTTCATACTTATTGGTTTATATTAATATAACTATTTACTATTTTACTGTCGTATTTTTCAATTAATTATCTTCAGTATCTTCTTTATAAATACTACCTATACCTTGTTCCCAATAGTAAGGTGCTTTACAATTCTTATTCTTCTTATCTTTAGAACACTTTATAGAATATGTGTTTCTACATTTACAGTATACTGCTTTCATATTAGTTTTGTATTTTACTTATAAAGAATATTATATCCCATATCTGAGAACCTCCTCCATGAGATGTTGCAACCCACTGAGAACCATTAGATACAAAATCAGAATCTACATAATATTGAAATACTTGATGGTATTCGTGAGTAACATCATTGCCTTTAGGTAGAGATATATCAGAACCTAATCTTTCATAAGGAGTTCCGTTACCACCTTGCAACTGTAGTCTTATAAATGTTTGATTAGCATTAGGGGAAGAATACTTAAATACAACAGTAGCCATATAAAGTTCGTTCTCAGCATCTGCTAAAATTTTATAAGAGTTTTTATCGTAATAGTTTATAGAATTATCACTTAGTACGATATTACCTCCATTGTTATTTATAACAGTAGTTGTATCTTGTAGTAATGGTAGTTTATTACTAGAAGTCCAAAAAGTATCATCGTATCTTGCCCATCCAAGACCACTACCAGTTCCACCTTTAGGGTGTATCTTTACCCACTCTCCATTATGAACAGACCATATACCAGATGAGGTAGTAACAAAAGCACCTTCCTCTATATTGTATGATAATCTTTCTTCATCTGAGTTTACATCAGCCTTAACTCTATAAGATGTGTTTTTTATTGTAGACATACTATTCTTTATCTATTTGCTTTAACTTGCTTATCGCCCAGTTTACACCTGCACTTCCACCCCAAGCATCCCACATAATGCCTCCACAACCTTCTGAATAAGGTACGTCTTTGTTTTGTTGATGTCTCTTGAACGATGCCATTCTTGCTATCGTAGAACGACTTAGTGGTTCTCTGTTCGCTAATTGATTCGCTCTTGCCCATCCTACTGACGTCCCACAAGAAGTACCATTCTTTTTCTTCCATTCTAAAGCTCTCTTAGCATTGTTTGTTGCTGATTGTGGATAATCACTATAAGAAGCTAATTCCTCCTCAGATAATAGTCTCTTTATCTCTTCTAGTACGTTAGATGCCTCTATCTCCTCTACATCTTCTACGCTATCACTAAACATACCTTCTATAGATAATCCTAAGTACTTTCCTTCTTTAACTTCTTCCCATACTTTATCATTATCTATTTTCATAGTTACTGCCCAAGCACCCTCTACTGCATTTAAGTTGTATAAAGCTGTTTTATCTTGTTCTGGATTTTCTACTATCCAAGACTCTATTACAGATACACCACTTGTCATTTGGTCATCATGTTCTAATGTAGCATTGTTTAGTTTAAGACGTTTTAAGTATAGCTCAGACGCTTTTCTTACAGTTTCCTTAGAGAATACTATATTATACTCATAATCTCCTCTACGTCTATAAATAAGCTTATCTGGAACTAAAGCTAAACCAACGATAATTCTCTTTTCACTATCTACTGTTTTAAACTCTACTTTATGTTTACTTAATGCAACAAAGTTCTCCTCTATTGCTGGAAACTCTACTAAAGAGATAGCTTCTATACCATCATCTTCCTTAGTTTCATCTATAAATAATTCTATTACATCTAAATCTTTCATACCTATTGTGTTATAATTTGATAACTAATTATTCCTATTTTGTTTTAAAATGATGCTTGGTTTTTAATGTTTGCATCTAATTGTTGTTGGTTTGTCATGTCTCTTGATACTACATAAGCTTGTACTGGTTTATTAAACTGACCTTGTATAGCATCTAACACTTGATTACCTTGTGTAGCACCTACTAGATTGAAGTCAAAACTTCTATCTCCTACACCACCACCAGCTCCACCACCACTAGATGTTCTAATAGGTGTTGACGCAGAGTCTGCTTGAAACTTTTGAGAGGCTATTGTAGCTACTTGAGCTAAACCTACAGCAGTAGCTATACCAGCAGCTACTTTAGCTCTAATTATAGATGTAGGGTCTCCTATAATTAATTGAGAACCATAAGCCTTTAAAGCTGAACTAGCTGTATCTACTAAAGCCATAGATAAATTAAATGCTTTCTGTGTGTTAAATTGCTTCTTTTTTATAGCGTTTTGCTTTACTCTTAACTTCTCATCATTTTGTGCTATTTCATTCTGTATTTTTATTCTTTCATCTTTAGCTAGATTCTCATTAAGAAGTCTGTTATTTAATTCTTGATTTAATGCTGTTGTTTTATTTTGTTCTGTAGTTAATTCTCTCTCAAATTGAGCGTCTGCAAAATCACTTATAGTTGACAAAGCTTCTTTAAAAGCGTCTAAACTGTCAGCTATATCTTCAGCATTAAACTTTTCAGTTATGGTTTTACGAACTATTTTATTGTAATCATCAATACCTTTTTTAGTGCCTTCTGATAAATCAAAATTTAATTCTGGAGCAATGGATAAAGGAGAGTCTTTTAAGTCTACACCTAAGCCTTCAGATACAATACTAAATATTTCTTGCATCTTCTTTTTAGTTTCTCCTATACCTACAGGTTTTAACTTATCAAGTCCTTTAGCTTTCTCTCTATCCTCTGCATCCCCTATAAGTTTTTTTAATTCATTCCTAAGTCTTGTAACTTCTTTTGTTTGATTCTTGTATTCTTTTGTATTATCTGCTGTCTTATCTCTTATCTTTTCTTTATCCGATATTTGTTTCTTATACCAAGCAACAGTACCTTCTTTAAATTTATTGCTGTTTTCTGGATTATCTTCTATTAACTTATTTAACTGTGATAGTATTATTTTTTGGTCTTCATACGCTGTCTTTACTTTTCTTAATTGTTCTAACCTAAGTAACATTGCTTCATTACCAAGACCTGTATTCGATACAATCTTTTCGTATAGAGATATTTCCTCATTTACTTTATTTAATCCCTTTATTTCTTCTTCTCTTATTACAGCATTTGCTTTGTCTAAATTAGCTATTTTAGTTTTTACCTCTAATTCCTTATCTTTTTTAGCTACAAACTTATTTAAAGCTTCTGTTTCTGATGTTAGACCACCTTTAGATTCCTCTATTATTTTCGCAAACTCTTTGCTTTTTATTGTTACAGCTTTTATTAAACCTTCTCTTTCATCTAAAGACAGATTAGATTCATCTAGTGCTGTTTTATAACTATTTAATACTTCAACTTGTTCTCTAAGAGATTTAGTTAAATCCTCTGTAGATTTTTCTGCTTTCTTAGCACCTCCAGAAAAATAATCAAAAGCAGATATAATTGCTTGAATAGCTAGCAAAATTGCGTTAGCTTTTATAGCTTTACCTAAACCTTTTATAGCACCATTAAATCCAACAACCTTACCAGTAGTTTCATCTACTTTATTTGACATAAAGCTAAACTGAGAAGCAAATTGAGATAAGTTATTCGCAACACCACGAATACCATAAGGCATATCAGATATAACCCTACCTAATTCAAGTGTTGCAGCAGTTGCACCTCCTGTAGCACCAGTAACACCATTTAAACCAGTCTTCCCAGCACCTATCTGATTCTGTAATGCCTTAGCGTAATTTAATGATTGTTTAGCATAATTCGCTTGAAGACTAGCTAACTTTGCTTGAGCTTGTTGATAATCTAAACTTCCTTCTTTTAATTTCTTAAAAGATTGTATAGTTTTCTTTATAGCTACATTAGTTTTTTCTAAAGCAGCACTAGCTAAATCAGTCTTTATCTTTAATTCTAATAATATTTGTTCTTTACTATCTGCCATTTGTTAGTTTTTTTCTTTTCCTGTTTATTTTTAATTCTGTGAATGTAGAAGGCATTTCATACATGCCTTTAGCTATGTTAATTTCTTTATCGTCTATTAACCAGTCTCTACTTTTTAGTAATTCTAATGTTTCTCTTATCATAATGTACTTATATTAACAATGTTTGATATTGGCGATTCGTTTAAATTAGCATCTACAGCCTTTACGTAAAAACTATAAGATGTTTGACTAGATAATCCAGTAACATTAGCATTTGTGCTTGGATGATTAACGTCTTGATTAAACACTCCATCTACATAAACTTTATAAAGAGAAACACCTACATTATCTGTAGAAGCATCCCAAGCAAGACCTATACTACTTGATGTAACTATACCTTGTCTTAGGTTAGTAGGAGTTGTTGGTGGAATATTATCTGGAACAGCAGTAGTAGTCATTTCTACAGCAGTACACAATGCAGATTTATTATTCTGTGCATCAAAAGCTAATAACTGAATATCATAATCAGTAGTAGGGTCTAAACCACCTAATGTGTATAAAGAACCAATACCTATACTAATCTCAAAAGAACCATCTACCCATACTTCATATCCAGTAACAGCTATATTATCTGTACTCTCAGTCCAACTAAACTGTATCTTACTGTCTGTAGCACTAACAAATGTTAAATTAGTAGGTACTGTAGGAGCTTCTGTGTCTGGTGGTAAAACTTCTTCTGTTTCGTAAGCTGGTATTAACTCTAAGTCTGTAGCACCAGTAGATAAGTCTGTTCTAATGCTATTGATAAAAAACTCTTTATTATTTATAACAAAATTGTCATTCATCTCGTATGAGAATATTGTATTTAAATTCAGAAAAGCTTTTATAGTGTATATCCTAGAGTTTTGATTGAAGATATTAGCTATGTACTTACTGTAGTGTAATTGAAACAAACTATTTGTTATACGATTTCCAGTATATTCATCTTGCTCTTCTCCAAAATGTATTGTAGATAACTCATTATTAGAAGAATTACTAGGTCTGTTGTATGATGTTATTGCAAATGATTTATTCTTAAAACCAATTTTTTCTTCCAAATCTACAGATGTATTTTTATTAAAAAATAATACTGGTGCTGTAATAGTTTCGTTTTGGTCTTTATCTACTAACCAACCATTTCCAAATGCAGTTAAGTTTCCAGTATTCTCATCGCTAAGTCTATCAAAAAACAACTTCTCAAATGGTAATTTTATATTATATTTAGTTCCATCAAAGATTAAACTATCTCTAGGTCCTTCATATTCTAAATCTCCAAAATCATCTTGATTTACTTCGTTTTGATTTATAATACCAAATGTTTTAGGTGTACTAAATTCAAACTTAATATCACTATACAAGTCCATTCTTTTAATACCTATATCTTTTGTATCTATCTGGTCTGATATATCAATAGGGTCTCCAGAATCATTATAGAATTTATCTAAAGTCTTAACTACTATAACTCCATTATCAACATAAGCTGTTAAATTAAACATATTAAAAAGTCCTTTAAGGAAATCGTATGTTTTAATTTTAGGCATAAACCTTGTAATACTTATTTGAGAAATCATATCTTGCTGACCTCCAGTAAAGTCATATTCACTAATTACACTTTCGTAAACTGGATTTGCTGTACCTACACCATACTCAGAATCTCTAACTATCCTCAGACTAGTTATATTAAACGAAACTAAATTACCTCTAGACTTAACTCTATATCTTAAATTATCATAAGTCTTACTCTCTAATTCTTCCAGACCACCATCATTTGGATATTCTAATAATGTGTACATAAATCCATCTCCAGTTATATCTTTACTATCTATCAAGGTCTCCCCTTCTAAAAGTTCTATAGTGTATTCAGCTCCAGAAGATGGAGATACTACTTCTACATTTAATTGTAAACCATAAGAAACTTGATTTAGACCATCCCAAGGAGTATTTCCATAACTAACCTCAATAGGTCTTAATTCAGTATAACCAGAAGCTGTTTCAAAAACAGAATCAGACTCTGAAGTACCCACGACATAATCTAAAGACTTCTCTGCTTCACTAGAATTTAATATAGTTCCTTTAAAATTATGTAGTAATAAATAAAGTTGATTAAACTCTACGTTATTAAAAAAGTCATCACTAAAGACAATACCTTTATCTTCGTAATATTTCTCTATAGCTGATATAATATTCTTTACTTTTATAGCTGGTTTTAGTTGCTCATAATTTATTCCGTATTCTAAAGTAGTAGTTCCGTTAGTCCAAATATTAACAGACTTTCTATCTCCTTGAAAATCTTGTTCACCTAAGTCAGCTATATCAGTGCTATAATACCATCTATTACTAGCCGATATAGATGGATAAATAATGTCTCTGTTAGAGGATTTAACCATATTCTGTCCTTCCAACCCTAAGCCATCTATAAAACCATCATAAACAGTATCTATATCATACTCGTGATTATAATCATCTAAACCAATAAGGTCTTGCAACTCATCATCTCCTAGAGCTTGTTTTAAAGTTACTAATGAACCAAAGAAAGTTAAACTGTATGTAGATGGCTTACCATTCTTTAATGTAGCTTCTGACAATCTAATATAACCTTCTTTAAAAGTGATACCATTTATAGTTATTAATCCCCTCTGCTTTATCCTAGCATCAAAAGACTCGCTTAAATTAGTCTGATAATAGTGTTTTAAGACCTTATTATTGTTTTGTGATGCTGGTACATTAAAAGACTGAGAAAAGTCCGTAAAAACGCTTCCTATATCTCTTACCTCTTGTATAGTAGATGTTAACTCTATACTTTCAAAGTCAAATAACTCAACTCTTTCATAAGTAGGTGTTCCAGTAGGGTCTCCAGATGTATCTATGTATAATTGTGTTACTAGCTTCATTAAAATATGTTGTTTATCTTATCGTATGAAAATTCTATGTCTATAGTGTAGTTGATTAGCTTGTCATTAACAGACTTCTTTAATTGCAATTCAGAGTTCTTTATATTTATAGGTAAGTCTACACCATCTTTATCTAGCCATACCTTTTCAGATAACATAAGCTGTTTAAAGTTTTCCTTAAATGACTCTGGCACAAAACCAGTATTTAAAGTCATAGACTCTTTTCCATTTAAGTTGTAGTTTCTGTAAACGTGCTTACTTAAATCTCCACTAACGTAATCATTAAAAGTATTTGTTCTAAACGATTCCTTTTCTGTAGCTATAGATTCACTAGACTTCTTAAAGAACCATAAGTTTTCCTTAACACCTAATTTATTAGTAAACCTAATTCTATGTGGTGTGTATTTACACTCGTCTATCCTTTGTACTGTAAGGTTGTATGCTCTATTGTAGTCAGACTGTGGCACTATCTCCACTCTAGTAGCTGGATAATAAGCGTACTCGTCTGGAAACTCTTTTAAGAAAGCTTCTATACAAGAATTAGTCTCGTATGTACCACCATCTTCTTCTACTCTCTCTTCAAAAGTATCGTAAGTACTTTCTGTAATATACTGTATTCTATCTGCTGTAGTAAGTTGAGTCAAAGGTGTTGAGAAATAACCAAAATTAGTAGTCTTTGTTCTTAATAACTCACTTCCTTTGTAAAAGTTTATTAGAGTGTTTGTAGCATTCTCACTAATATCATATCCTGCACTACCAACCATAGGGTTTAGCAATGGTATATCTAAAGCTTTGTTTGTGTATCTCTGTATAACGTTATTACTACCAGCATAAAGTCCATTATTGTATAATTCACTAGAAAAGTCTTTATTCATACCTTCTTCATAGTAACCATAACCATCTACAGCGTAATGTGATGCTGTATAGTAACCACTAGGAGTTCCGTTTATAACAACGCTTACGCTTACTATATCTCTATCTATTAAGTAATCTCTAACTAAAGGAGATATATCAATGTATTCTTGAGTTCTAAATGTTAGAGTGTATGTTTTTAAGGTAGTTGGATAAGTTTCAAAGGTATAATCTTGAATACTTAACGACATTACAGCATTTGTAAATCCTTGATTGGATATTAAGTAAGGACTTCTTGTTAATATTAGTGCCATTTTATTGTGTTTTATTTATTATTTTAGCTATATCATTCTTTAAGTCTATAGCGAAAGCTTCTGAAAGCTCACTTCCTATCTTTTCTTGCATGGAGTTATATACTCTACTGAATATCTCACTACCTTTATACTTAAATCTCTTTATAGTACCTTTTTTATGGATTGACCGAGCTATAGCAGAAACCATAGACCTAAAAGCACTTCTACTATCAGTATTCATCCTTCTAAATTTATAACCACCACTTAATTTAGATATTGGTCTAATATTCTTAGCTTCTGCCCACTTGGCTATAGCACTTATATTAGCTATTTTATTTTTACCACCATCTAAACCATCATCAACAGCTCCAGCATATGCTACATCAGAAGTTATTTCAAAACCATCTTCAACTACTTTACTCTTAAAAGAGTTAGCAAACTTTCCAGTAGCGTAAGTCTTATCAATCTTAGCTTGTGCTTTAAGTTTAGCTTTATATTCTTCTACTAAGTCTTCTAATGCTTTTTTAAGATTAGTTTTATCCATCTAGCAAATACTTATCCCGTTAGGTATATCAATAGTCATGTCTACAGACCAACCAGCTAATTCATTGCTAAATCTTTCTTTGAATGGTGTTGCTGTTGGCTGTGTTGTAACTTGGTAATTCTCCTCAAATAAATCTCCTCTCATTAATTTAGAGATAAGTCTGTTAATGACTTCAAACTGTGTATTAAGTACATCATGTAGATTATCATTACCATAAAACAACTCAAAGTCTGATTTATCTTTATTATAATCTACAATATCTGCACAAAGTATCTGTATGTTAAAAGAAACCACTCTTTCTCCGTATGTAACACTATCCATTAATATGTGTGATAGTGGAAACATAGTAGTCTTATCTAAGTCTACATCTGTAATATCTCCATAAGTAACAGTATTTACTGAAGGACTAGCTAGTAGCTCATCCTTTATAGTGTCTAATATGTCGTAAACGTGTGTCATTTCATTTTTGATTTAATAATTCTTTCTTCTATTTCTGATTTCTCTTTAATATACTCTAAATACATTAAACATTGATGTACTGGAAGTCTTGTAACCTCTCCAATTCTTCTGACATCTTCTCCAGCGAGTGTAAATATTGCTTGATAGTCTCCCCATTTTTTTCCGAAAGCTTGTCTGTCTTGTTCGCTTCCTTGTGTTGTAACTCTTTGAGTGTATAAGCCATTGTATAGTTCCCTAATTTTGTCGCTAAACGATAAAAAAAAACCCTCGAAGCTAATGCAACGTCTAAAGGAGTGTCTTTCATCAGTTCTGCGTAGAACTCTGTACCTTCGTAATCATGTATGAGATAGTTATCTTTGTGACTTGATTTTAATGGTCTGTATAAGACTGCCATTGCTCTATGTAAGTTCTTCTCATCAAACAAGTATTTCTCTAAGTCTACAAACTCTCCATAACTCATTTTATCAAAGTTAGGTATCAATCCAAACTCTACTACAACACCATCTGTACCTTCTAACTTAAACCTATGTACTAAATCTGGTTTATCGTTTAAGATAGTTGTTAAGTGTTCTAATATATCTGTATAGATACTAAATGGTATCTTATTTACATTAGACATGCTAATATCACAAAATATGCTTATTACCTTCTTCTCTAAGAAGTCTGTATCTTCAGCATCTTTATTTTTGTTGTGTACGTCAATGTAAGACTGCCATTGTCTAAGCTTAATATCTCTTGCAGATGATGGTATGCTTATGTTAAATTCATTGCTATTCATATTAAGATAACTCTATTTAATATTTTTGTGTTAAAAAGTTTGGTACATTAAAATAAATCAATATATTTGCTACGTACAAGTATAATTTATTCATAAAGAATGGAGCTAGTAGATGATAAGATGTCGGTTGAATTTAGATGTTGGAAATGCTTAGATACAAATAAGTGTTATGAGATAAGGTCATCTACTACTACATTCGATTTAAAGAAACCAAATTATTTAGATAAAGCACATTTTGTGCTAGATGAGATTATGAGAGAAGATGGTGTGCGTAGAACATTAACAAGAACAGAATTAAAAAAGAGATTTAATAACGTAGAACAAATAGAAAAGTAATCATGAACACAGAAACATTAAACTACCTAAAGTCAGTAATACTATCACAGTTATTACTAGAAACCAATGAATCTTTATCTCATACCAATAGATACAGACAAGATTTAAAGCAACAAGTAAACAGAACTAACAAACTTATAGAACCTATCGTTAGAGAAGAGTTTGATAAGATATACGAATCAGACCCAGAGATGACTACCAATATACTTAATAAAATAGAAAGTCTTGTAAGTAAGATTGGACAATACCAGTTAGAAGAATTAGTAATCTTAGAATCTGTAATAAACAAGTATGCAGATAATAAAGAATGGTTCTTAGAACATACAGCAAGTGAGTTTTTAAGGATAGACTAATATGATAGTATCATTAACAATCTTCGTTCCTTTTATGTTGTACTTATTTGCAATAATAGAGGAATGGAGATAATTGTTTAAATTTAAACAAATAATACAAATGTGTTATATTTATAACAATCATCTAAAATAAGCGAACAAATACCAGAAAAATAGTTATCTTTATGTACGCATTGCGAAACCCTATGGAACGACTATGTTCGAGAGACAAATACAATAAGGCATGATAGACAAATACATAGTTAATCTTGTAAAGTATTATGATGTTGCTACTAAGAAAGTACAACTAGACATAAAGAAATTATTACTAAAGTATAATGAAACTGGGAAGCTCTCACAAAAAGAGCTGACCAGAATCAAGAAATATAATTTTAGATACAAGATGATTATGGAAGCTAATCATATCAACACAATGTCCAGACTACACAAATTAGCACGTTCTCCTCTTACAACACCTAACTCAGATACGATATAATATTTATCGGACTATTTTTTATATTTTCAAAATTGATTAGTCGATTTTAATCGAAAAGATATTTCACTATTTGAGCATGGTTTGAATTCATTGAAATGACATACTACACATACCAAACTTTCATATCACGTTAAATCGACCTTCTAAGCTATTATCTAAATTCATTTGATAGTTTAGTATTAAAAAGATATTTGAGTGGGTTAGAAGTGTTAAAATTGAGTTTAAAGTAGTGGTTTAATTTCCTATAATATACCAACAATAAAAATCAATACATTACAAAAATAATTGTAGTATATATTATTTAAGTTTTAAGCATAAAAAAAGCCCCTTTAAGGGCTTTATATAGTTGTTTAGTATATTACTATATTTCTTGTCTCTTATTCAATTCTAATATAATTTCTTCAAAATCAGACAAAGAATGTACTTGATTTGTTTTGTAATATTCATCGATAATTAAATTATATTCTTTAATTAATTCTTTTGTAGTTAATGTGTTCATAGTATTATAAATTTAAAGTAATATTATTAAGTTGTTGTTTTAATATATCAGTTAATAAAAATTTAGATTCTTTGCCAAAGGTTTTACGGTGCCTTGTCAAATCATTAGTTAAAATATATTTGTCAATTGTATTATCTTTTAAAGTGTAAACAATAAAGTCTTTTTTACTTGTATATATTCTTAAAGCTTTAAGTATATTAATTGTCATGATGTTTTATTTTAGTGTTAATTTTTTATTATATTCTTTTAATGTTCCTTTATCGTTACTTTCCATATAGGATTTTCCAAAGGCTAAAAAGTTTAATTCTAATATCTCTACATTAGAGATAATACCTTTTTGTAATTTTTTATGTAGTTCATTGTATCGTTTCATGTTGTTTTATTTTTAATGTTTATTAATTAATGATAAACTAAACCTACTTTTTTATTTTTTGGATTAATAAATTTAGTAGCATTTAAGTCTATTTTTGAAGCATTGATATATCCCGCTTCTAAAAGTTCGTTTTCTGTTTTGAATATCTTTGTATGCCTATCTTTATTTTTGTTTATTAGGTTTACTTGTTTACCACTATCTGAGAAAATAAAATCAAAATTTTCAGGTATATTATTTTTATTATTTTTTACTATCTGTATACTATTCGTATACGCATAAAATTTTACATTAGGTAAACTTTTGGCGATTTGCATCCAATCCAAAAAATACTTATTAGAATAAAAGTCTCCGCTATCATGCACACGTAAAAAGTCTACACGTTTTTTTATTATTTCTTGTTTCATTATATTGATAAAATTTTCACTTTTTGTTAGCTGATATCTTTGCTCGAAAACTTTTGCAACATTAGACCATATATAAGCCCCTTTTTTAGCATAGCAAAATTTAACGCATTTATCTGCAAACGGACACGTCAATTTACCGCTTTTAGTTTTGTATGCGGTTATGCCAAAATTAAATACTCTTAAGCCTAATTTTTTACTTGTTTCTTTTAATTTACTATTTTGTGTAATTATATTTTTCATCTTGTTTTTTGTTTTAAGTTCTTAAAATATTGATATAATAGCCACAAAAGTACATGCGATAAAAAAAACGCTTAAGGTTATTAGACTTGAAATAGCTAAATTTTCTATAATTTCTTTTTTTGATAATTTTGATAAGTTTTTCATTATTGTTTTTGTTTTAAATGATATAAAATTTTATTGTTTTATTATTTGGTTTGAAATTTTCATCCTGTTGCTTAATTGATATTAAACCGTTTAATGTAGTCATAAATTCAAAGCCACCTTCAAGACCACAAGAATTAATGATGTTTAAAATTTCTTTAGGGTTGCTCGTTGGTAGGTCGCAAATAATCATTTTAGATTCGCTAAACTCATCTAAAAATGTACATTGATATAAATTTGTCATTTTATTTAT